AGCATACACAGCCGCGCCTCGTGCTCGGCCAGCATGTCCAGGGCGATGTCCTCTGCGGAGGGCGGCTGGGCCTCTGACGGCGGGGTATAGGCCGCTCCAATCCGAGCGCCATCGTACCACGGCAAAAAGCCAAGTTCTTCCGCAATATCGGGTTCTGCGACAACTATATTTGTAATGATGTTGTCTTCTATAACTAAAAAGTCCATTACGCCCTCCTTATGCAGAGATCAAATGCATGCGCATGGTAACGACTCCGGAACCGCCTACACCAGGAGTGCCAAAGCTTGCAGAGCCTTCGTCATACCAGATTCCAGCGGAGCCGCCACCACCACCTGTTCCATTTGTCCCGTTCTTGCCATTTCGCTCATTATTTTGTGCAGCGTCCCCTCCATCGCCGCCACCAGGGCTTCCACCCCGGCCTCCATCTATTGAATCGTACCGTCCGGGTCTTTTCAAACTTCCAGAGCCGCCTCCGCCTCCATGTGGAGTGCTGGATTCAAAGCTATTAAATATCGTATTAGCTCCAGATTTTCCGGCGTTGCCAGGAACCTCCACACTCATGGAAAAAGTGGTAGATACTCCATCCGCGCCATTTCCGTTTCCTTGGCCGCCTTCCACATTGGAACTAGAATCAAATGAACCTTGTCCAGGCTCTCCCCCCTGAGCAGATACCCCCATAAATGAAGATGTGCCGCCTTTTTCGTCGACATTTCCTCCTGCGCCAACCGTAGCAGTATAAGTTGTGTCGGTTACAAATTCGACATTTTCTTGACTTTTTGCGTAGCCTCCTCCTCCGCCTCCGGCCGATCTATAGGGATCTCCCGATGATTGTTTCCCAATTCTCCCAGCACCTCCGCCGCCTCCACCAACGCTCACATCAACGCGAGACGTGTTTTTAGTAAAGCGAACATTCTGTGTGGAGGTAACGCGAAAGAAGTTACGGACCTTAAGAGTAATCTCCTTAGCAATGATTTCTCCGCTATTAACGGTGAAACTCTCTGTGAAGTCCTCGATATCTCCATAGTTTGAAAACGTGATTTTGGCCGTTGTGCCGCCTTTAGCAAAAAAGGTAGCCTTGCCGCTACTGTCCGTATATACATCTTTACCATCGCTGTCTTTGAGGTCGGGAAGCAAGATTCCCTTCAATGGGTTGCCACTTTGCGTTTTAGCGATGATTGTAACCTCGGCTAATCCTTCATTGATCATTTTCAGCTTTTTGTATAGCAGAAGGAATATGTCATTGGGCGTATCGTCACTCTCAAGTCCATATAGGCTGATTACGTCATCCGATGCGGTTTCTTCCTTGGTAAACGCCCCCACCTGCTCTGCCGTGACGGCATGGGGGTTGTTCTTGTTCCCGGTGTGGGCGGTCAGGGCCTGCTACACCACCTCCGCGCTGCCCGCCGGGTCATAGTCCATCTTTGGGAGCTGCCCGGCGGGCACCTTGCTGTCCTCTCCCAGCGTGGCCACACCGCCCGGCTTGCCCTTCTCGGTGGCCTTGATATATCCGGACAGGTCGATGCCCGCCAGCGCCTCCTCCAGCTCCTCGTGGGTTACCCAGACGCCCGCCGGATACTCCAGCGAGACCTCCACCTCTCCGGTGACGCCGATGGCCACGGGGAAGCGGTGTACGTCCAGGCCCTCAGCGATGGGCGGCACCGGCTGGGCCCGGTCGCCCAGGGCGGCGTAGTAGAGCAGGGTGGGCGCGTCGTCGCCCACCTTGGCCATGACGCCGAACTCGGAGAGCGTGAAGCCCTCCTCCAGCCCGCCACCCATGTCGTTGCGGTACTCCACCAGCATGGAGATCTGCCCGCCGGCCACCGCGGGCGTGGTGCTGGTGGCCTTGGCCACCGGATCGAGCAGGGCGGTGAGGGCCTTGGCGGCCGCCGCGCTCTCCACCGCGCCCTTGCCCACCCACACCTCGGTGAGCGTCAGCCCCTCCCCCGCCGCCGCCCGGGCCAGCAGGCCCTCGCCGGCGGTGGTAATGATAAATCCGTACATGTTACTCCTCCTCCATGGGCGGCAGCGTGACCGCCCGAACGCTCCAGAGCCCGCCGCCCACCCGCAGGACGGCCAGGAGCTGAGCCAGCTCATAGGTGAACCAGTAATCCAGGTGGGCAGGCTTGATCTCGTTGACGGCGGCCTCAATGCCGCTCACGTCCGCCGGCACGGAGGCCAGATCGGACAAAATAATCTCGAATTCATACTCCTCCGGGTGCTCCACGACGGAGACCTGGGAAACGTCATAGCCGAAGGAGGCCACCACGCTGCGCAGCATCTCCGCCGTGGTGGCGCCCTGGCCCCGGAGCTTGGCCTTGATGCGGCCCCGCCGGTAGCTGTAGGGCCGGGTGCGGTCAACGGGCAGCCCCGCCCACTGCTCCCACAAGTCCAGCCCCCAGGTGGCGGTGTCCACCCAGAGCTGGGCCAATGTGTCCGACTCGGACACGCGCAGCGCCTCGGCCTGTTCCCCCAGCACCCGCTCCAGCTCGGACACCTGCGGGCTGTCCTGGTAGTAGCGCGGCAGGCGGAACACCAGATTGCTCATGTCACGCTCACCTCCCCCAGCACGGGGATCTCCCCGGCCTGGATGGTCACGTCGGCGGTGCCGCCGTTGACGGTGAGGGAGGCGAAGTTCTCCACACCTTCCACATTGAGCAGCAGGGCCAGCACCCGGTTGTAGAGCAGGGCGTAGGGCTGGTCGCCGGCGGGCTTGTAGTACACCGTGCTGTACTTGCCCTCAATGAGGGTGTGCAGATAGCCTGCCAGCGCGGCCCGGAAGGCGTCCTGGACGGCTCCAGCCCCGGCCCCGCCGGTCAAGGTCACCTGGGCCGTCACGGTGATCTCCCGCTCCGTGGCCGCCGCCACCGTCACCGCCGCGCCGACGGGCCGCTCCTCCTCAATGTGGGCTGTCACGGCCTCCACAATCTCCTCCGAGGGTGCCCGGTCGTTGCTGTCCACCAGCGTGACGCCCACCGTCCCCGGCCCGCCGGGCAGCTCCACCACCTTGGCGTTTCCCACCCCCGGGATCTCCATGGCCCACTGCCGGTATTGATAGCCGTTGCCGCTGGTGGGGGGCCGCTGCACCCGCTCCCGGATGCGGGCGAGCAGGGCGGCGTCGCTCTCGGCGTCCGTGCCGCCGGCCGCCGCCTCGCTGTGGTAGTCTGTCAGGCCCGTCAGGTTGACGTACATCCGGTCGATGGCCCCGGCCTCCACGTTGTAGGCGCTGCCCGCCTCCGCAGCCTCCAGGCGGCCCCGGCCCGTCCCCTCCGGCCCCAGCGCCACCGCGGCCATCAGGGCGTAGGACAGCCCTCCGGCCGTCAAAAACGCGGTGCCCTTGGGGATCACCAGCCCCGGCGCGCCGTTGAAGGTGATGTCGCAGTAAGCCCTTGTCCCCTCCCGGCGGGTGATGCTGTAATACTGCCCGCCCACCAGGTCGATGTAGCCCCCGGAGCTCTCGTCGACGAACAGCATGGAGGGCACCCCCTCCAGGGCCCGGTACGCCTCGCTGAGCTGTTCGGCCACCGGCCCGGCCACGCCGTCGGCGAAGCCGCCCGCCATGGCGCTCAGCCCCTGGCTCTGCCGGATGGCCGCCAGGATCTCCGCCTTGATGGCCTCCGGCGTCTTGTCCTCATACATGTATGCTCGCCTCCCCGTATACCGTGGTCAGGCTCACCCGCATCCGCAGAGTGGAGCCGTCGAAATCCACCACCTCGACCGCGGCCCCGGTGATGTAGGGGCAGACGGTCAGCGCCTCCCGCACATACCGCACCGCCTCGCTCAGCCGGGTGTCCTCCCGGTAGGGCTGGCCCACCAGGCTCTCCAGCTCGCACCCGTAGTCCCAGGAAAAGGGGCTCCAGCGGTACCGCTCCGTGTGCAGCGCCCGCCAGGCCCAGCCCTTGACGGCCTCCAGCCCGGACGCTAGGACCGGCTCCCCGCCGGAGAAGCGCGGCACGCCCTTGTCGTAGTCCATGGCCACATCCCGGTAGAGGGGCAGCGCCTGGGCCGTCCCCTCCGGAGCGGCCGTCTGGAAGATGGGAAAGAGCTGCCTCATGAAAACACCGCCTTTTGGAGAATGTAGTAGTCCTGTCCGTCCGCCGTCACCAGCACCAGCAGCCGGTCACCCGCCCGCAGGAGCTCGTCGCCGCCAGTGTCCTCCGTCCAGGCGTAGTCCAGCCCGGGCGGCACGTGCAGCTCCGTCTGATCCAGGGTGAGCTCTCCGCATACCACCCGCAGCGTCCCCTGCCCGGCCTGCTGCACCTGCCCAAACAGCCAGCCGCCGGGGGCCTGCCCCCGCTCCGCCGGCCGGAGCAGCTCCGTCAGCCCTGCATATACGTCGTCCATAGCTCCTCCTCTCCGGCACAAAAAACGCCCCGCCTTGTCGGTTGACAAAACGGGGCAGGGTGGTATAATAGAGACAGAAGGGCGCTGTTGCATGACGGTTAGCCCAAGCCAGAGACTAAATCAAAGTTAGCCGTCCGGGAGCCAGCCGGGCGGCTAACACGCTTTTGGGCCTATGTAGACCAGCAGCCAGAGGACTGCCAGAAATACAACCACGCAGCGCAGGGCTTTCGCCCAGCGTCCGTTCCCCATCCGCATCACCTCCCCTCTCAGGGAAGTGGCTAACCGCCATTGATACAACAGCGCCGCGATCATCATACCACAAGCGCCGCGATTTGTCCACGTCGTCGCAAAGTCCGCTCCGCTCTGTTTCCGCCAACGGCGAAAACTGCGCTGCGCTCCCTTGCTCCTCCTTTCCCCACGGAACCCGCTTCGCTGGGCTTCCGCGGGGGCCCCAATATCGCCGCCCCCTACGGGGGCGGCTTTTTTATAGCTCCTGCCCCGCCTCCACCTCATTGGTGAGGCTGCGGAAGTTGAGGGCCAGGCGGCAGAAATACTGCCCATTTTTCCAGGTGTGGGTGTCGCTGTCGATCCAGCACAGCCCGGTCACGCCGGCGGTGTTGGCCCGCAGCAGCACCGCATTACCGGAGATCAGCTCCGGGTCGCCCAGGCACTCCACGGTCATGGTCTGCTGGAGGCCGTTGTCCTCCAGGTACGCCTGGGCCTCCGCCCCGGCGTCCTCGCCGTCCCGCTGAGTGAGGATGTGCTGGAACTGCCCATACAGGGCGGCGCTCTCCGCGTCGGACACGGTGCGCACCCGCGCGCCCGTCTGGCTGTAGATCTCCACCGTGTTCCGCAGCTCGGAGATGTCCTCCGTCACCCGCAGGCTCTGGAGGTTCTTCCCCGGCGCAATCTCCAGCACAGCCGACTCTGGCTTTTCCACCACCTCCAGCTCCCCCAGGCCGTTGAAGCGGGAGAGGTAGCGCCGCCCGTTCTGCCGGGCGGCCAATGTATAGAGCCCGTCCACAATCTTGTCCAGGGCCACCCCCGGATATTTGCGGCTGACCCGCGCCCCAGTGGCCGCCAGGGCGGCCACCGGAATCCCAAAATCCCCGCAGAGGGCCCGCACGGCCTCCTCGGGGGCCGCGCCCCGGAAGGTGTACCAGCCCTCGTTGTTGGCCAGGAAGCGCCCCCGGTCTAGGGCCGTCAAGGTGGTGGCCACTCCCTCGGTGGCCTTCTCCCGGGTGACAAGGTTTCCCCGGAACCGGGTGCGGCCGCCGCACCAGAGCCGCAGCTCATTGCCCAGCTCGCAGGGCAGCTCCGGCAGGCTCCCGTCGTTGGGCGTGGCCATGACGGCCTCCACGGAGCGGGACACCCGCTTGATGCTGCCCGACCAGGTGAGGGTGCTCACCCGCTCCGTCACGTCCCAGGTCTCCCCCTGGGGGCTGACGATCACCACCTGGTACTCTGCCATAGGCCACCTCCCGACGCGATTTTGTCCAGCTCCAGATCCACCAGGCTTTTCACCGTGTGCTCCGGCACCCAGGGCACAAAGCGCGCCGTCCCGCTCTCCTCATCCACCTCCCGCACCTCGGTGGCGGCCGCAACCTGCGCCGATGCCGGCTTGGCGGCCGCCGCCGGGAGCTGGGCCAGCGGCGGGATGGTGAGCGCCTGGCCGGGGCGGATCAGGTTGGCGTTGGCGATGCCGTTGGCGGCGGCCAGCCGCCAGGCCAGGGAGCCGTCCCCGTAAAATTTGCGGCTGATCCCCCACAGGGTGTCGCCGCTGGCCACCGTGTACGTCTTGGCCGTGGCCGTGCCGGTGGCGCTGTCCCGGATGGCCGCCGTCCCCGCGCCGGAGGCGGACGGCTCTGCGGGCAGCACCGGCGTCTCCGGCCGGGTGTACTGGCGCAGGGTGATGTCGGCGTACAGGTCGTTAGTGCCGTCCTGCTCCCGGTAGGTCACCCCCTCCAGCAGCACCGCGGCGTTGACCGGCGTGCCGCTGACCATCCAGCGCACCACCGTCCCCTTGTCCACCCACCGCTCCAGCTGCTCCAGGTAGAGCCAGGGGTTGGTGCCCGCCCCCGGCGACAAAAACGGGTACGCCTGGGCGGGCAGGAGGCAGTCGTGCAGGGTGGTGCTCCCCATCCTTTTCCCGCCGAAAAAGTTGAGATCCCCCAGTTGGTCCACCGTCACCGTCTCGATGGCGGCCTCATGGGCCCACTGGTAGCTGGATGGGGTGACGGGCAGCACCAGCTCCACACCGGCCGCCTCCTCCAGGAAGGTAATCAGCCGCAGCACTACCGCACCCCTCCCATCTGTGCCAGCCGGAGCCTCCGGTAGAGGGCCTCCGCGATGGCGTCGATGTCGCTCTCCTGGCGCACCTGGAAGGTGTTGCCGGTGATAGTCACCTGCGCCCCGCCGCCCTGGTCGGCCTGCCGGGCCTCCCGGGCAGTGAGCACCCGCTCCCCCTCATGGAGCAGGGCGGCGTACCCGTCGTAGGGCACCCGCTCCAGCCCGGCGGCGTGCGAACGCCATACGCCGTCCTCGTCGTAGTAGCCGCCCCGCCGCCAGTTGCCGTACCGCCGCTCCTCCACGGACAGTCCGGTGGTAGTCTCCGACCCGGTTCCCACCAGTGCCGATGCCATTCCCGCCGCCAGACCCTTGCTGTACTCCTGGCTCTTGCGGTATCCGGCGTCCCAGTACGCCTGATCGGATCTGGCATCGTCCCGGATGGCGGCCGCCAGGGCCAGCTCCGACTCCAGCGCCAGTTGAGCCCCCTCTGATGCGTTGTACTCGTTCATGCCCTGCACCTTGGCCTGCATGATCAGCCGTCCCATCTCGGCGGCGTCTCCCTCGGCCTGGGCCTGCTGGTACTCGTCGGTTTCCATCATGGCCTCCATGGCCTCCCGCTGGTACTGCTCCTTCGTGTTCTCCAGCTCGGCCTGCCATGCGCCGATGGCCCGGTTGGCCTCGTCCATAGCGCCGCTGTTCAGCCAGTCCATCTGGGCCTGGATACCCTCTTTCCGCTTCTCGTTGTAGCCCTCGCCGTAGGCCGCCTCCGCGTTGGCCTCCGCGTCGGCCAGGTTGTCCACCATGCCCGCGTAGGTGCCCGCCATCTGCTCCGACAGGCCGCCGTACTGCTCCTGCATGTAGGCGAGGATCTCCTCCACAGCCTCGGAGCCCCTGATCTCCCCGCGGGTCACCTTCTCCGCCACCGCGGCGGCGTCGCCCCACTTGCTCAGGGCCTCGTACACGTCAATGCCCCGCTCGGAGAAGTAGTTGAGGTATTCCTGGGTGGTCTTGTCCGTCAGCTCCATGCGGCTCAGGCCCGCAATGAGCACCGCGTTGTCGCTCTCGTTGAGGGAGAGGGCGGCGGACGCATCCGACAGAGTGGTGAGGATATCCAGGGACTTGTCCGCCCCGAAGGGCTTGACCAGGCTCTTGGCGTACCCCGTGATCTCGTCGTAGGTGTAGTTGGTCATGGCGGCCATGTCCTGCACGTCGGCCAGGAAGGCCGCCGCTTCCTCCTCCGAGCCCAGCAGGGTGGTAAAGGCCATCTGCTTTTGTTCCCGCCCGCCCGCAATGGAGGAACCGGAGGTGACGGCCTCCTTCTGGGCGGAGAGCTGCCCCTCCGCCGCCTCTTGCACGTAGCTTTTGAACGCCTGGTCCTTTGATTCAAAGATCTCCGCGCCGCCTGAAACCGCACCTGCCAGGGCCCCCACAACAGCGCCCACCGCGATTCCGGGCGCGCCCAACACCGCACCCATGGAGCCTCCGGAAACCGCCCCGGACAGGATCGAGGAGGCCATACGCGCCTCCGGCTCCCCGATCGCGCTGCTCAGGAAAGCATCCCCCACCTTCCCCAGCGCGTCGCTCCAAAGGCTTCCGACCCCGGCTGCCATCAGCCCCTTTGCCAGTCCGCCCAGTCCTGTGCCGCTCTTTTCGCCTCCCGCCCGGTTGTCGGCCTTGCTGATGGCGGAGGCCGCGTTCCGTGCCTGCTTGTATAGGTCTTGATAGGCGGCGCTGTTCTCCTTGATGGCGGCCTCGGTGTCGCTGAGCTCCCGCCGCAGCCTGGCCTGCTCGTCAATGGCGTCGTCCAGCGCGCCCTTGCTGGTCTCGTCCTTCAGCTTGCGGTAGCTCTTCTGGGCCTCCCTGACCTTTACATCCGTCTCGGCGATCGCCTTTTTCAGATTTGCGGAGTGGCCGACCAGCTCGGTCTGTGCCTTGTCATACGCCTTCAGGCTGGCCTCCAGCTCGTCCAGGCTTTTGTCAAACGCCCTGCTGCTCCCGGCAATGCTTTTCAGCGTTGGGCTCACCCGGTCGTACGGTGTCATGACAATGCCCACTTCTTCCGCCATATCCTCACCTCCTGTTGACTTTCCTGCCTGGTATGCTATAATCGAACTGCAAATAGAAAGGGGGAGGGCTTCCATGACGCCGGAGGAACGCCGCGCGCAGCTTGCAGCAGAGCTTGACACCCTTTTGGACGCCGTTGTATCCATTGGCCCCCACTCCCAGCGGGATGCCGACGCAGGCGCGCCGGAGGGCGCTTTCCTCGCCGAGCTGGAGCGCCAGTTGAACGAAAAGACCGCCGAGCTGGAGGCGCTCAACGCCCGCATGAATACCTTCTCCTACCGGTTCCGGGCGACCAGCCGCGGCCTGCTGTGGCTGGTCTGGCTGGCTGCGGCAGGCATGCTCGTATTCTCCTTCACCCTTGCCCCTTTCCTTGGCCCTGGATACCAGGCCGTCTTTCTGCCCCTCGCCCTGGCCTGTATCGCGTGGGCCGTGTGGGCCAGCATCCCGCCCAAGGTATAGCCCCTCCGCCGCCCCCTTCCGGGGGCGGCGTTTTCGTTTGTGTCCACGCCTCTCCGTGTCACACTCCGGGTTGGCTCCACGGCCGTAGGGGCCGATGCCCCAGGGCGGTCTCTCTTGCCCCCTTGGGGCAATTCACCTTCTGCCCACATCGGCCCGCGTTCCCCCTTCCTGTCACACTTCGCGCTTCTCACTGTCACGCTGCGGGTTGGGCGCACGACCGTAGGGGCGGCCCTTGTGGCCACCCGCCGTTCTACC